CAGCAGAATCAACAACGCCATCCAGACAAACAGACATACATCCAGGGGCGGCATGACATAGATCTCGGCCCGCATCATGCTCAGATAGGTGGGCACAAAGGCCAGATGCAGCAACACCAGGGCACACCATTCCAAGAAGTTTGCGGTGCCCTGGCTAAAGTTACGACCGCAGTAGTTCACGAAGTCTTCCAACAATTGCTGCGCTTTATCCATGATCCTCACCATAGAAAATATGACGTCCAATCTTTACCAGTCGGGGTTTGTGCCAGCCTGGCGTTACATAGTCAGCATGGTAGTACAGGGCCTTGCCCAGGCTAGGCAAACGATAGCCCTCGAGCAACACCATCTTGGCTACATTCATGCTTTCAGTATAGTACTGCTCCACGGGTTTGCGTGCTCTATGGTTGCCCTCGCAGTACCAGCTAAACTGGCAGATGACTCGGGCATAGACTACGTTCTTTTGATACACCACACCGCAAACGCTGTTGGGGAATCGCCCCGAATTCATTCTATTTATGGTGACCTGCGCCACGGCAACCTTGCCCTCGAAGGGTTCCGTGGCGGCCTCCCAATAGATGTTGTTGGCCAGACAGTTCAGCTCCTGTTGCCGCTGAGCCGCACTGACGATCTCTTGGGGCTCTGGAACTCGTTGTTGTCTGAAATCCAGGGCCTGCATCATGAGATACAGGGCTAGAACAGCAAAGGCTGCTCGGGTTGCTAGATGTACTAGGCGTACCATTGGTTCTCCTTCTCTGGGGGACTGCTCGAGCAGACACAGCCCCGTTCGTCAGATCACTTCTTGGTGGAAGTTTTTACGTCTGCGTGGATTTGAGACACGAAGCCATTGAGCATCTGCGCCTTGGCAATAATTTCGGCTTCGGTGGGATAGGGCGGAAAGCCCGGATGTTGCGGCGGGGTCTGCCCCGCGTGCTTGGCGACTTCGACCTGTGTGGTCCAGTCCATGCTGATGGACTCACGCCGCCCATAGTAGTCCTCGGCGAGCATGTCCTTGGCCATCTTCAGCAGTTCGAGTCGAATCTCAAAGGGTGTCATGTTGCTCATTGATATCTCCTAGTGTGTGAAATGTGTGCGCCCGTGGGGTTTCTCCACTGGCATCAGTATATATGCCTTTGCTGCCAGGGTCAATAGAAATCATAAATAACAGTATACCAATGGCATAACATGTTAGCAACGTGACCGTACCCGGCTCGATGCCATGTTTACATTACCATACCTGATGCGACGGTTCTGACTGGCCAACAGAACCAACTGTACTATCCTCTAGAACAGGAGCATCATGGAAGACATTCTGACCCTTATCACTGAACTAGGTATTCCTGTCAGTGCCGCTCTGCTCATGGGCTATGCGGTGTTCACCATGCTCAAGTTTATACTGCGGGGCGTTCTGGAAGAAATCCAGCAGCTTCGCACCATGATTACCGGACTCAACACCAGAGTTCGCACCATGACCGATGACGTTATCAAGATCGACGTTGCCATCAGCCATCAGCTAGGGCTTCGGGCCGATGCTCGACGTCTGAGTCGCAGCGATGGCAAAAATTCGGCTCGCAAGGACTAGCATGGAAACTGTCATTGCTCTCATAGAAACCTATGGATTCCCCGCCGTGGCAGCCCTGGGCTTTGGCTACATGGTCTACGGCGTCTGGCGCTGGAGCACCGAGGAAGTACAGCCTGCCATAGAGGAAACCAATCAAGAACTCGTGGCGCTCATAGACCGTATTCGCATGCTGGACAACGATCTGATCCGTCTCACGGAAAAGGTCAATGTAGCCACGGAACTACTGCAGCGTGCCGAGCTGGCTCTGAAGAAAAACAACAACAAGGGAGACCCCCAATGAATACTCAGTACAGTCTCAAGAAGTGGAAGTACATGATGGGCTACATGTACATGGCGGTGTGTGTATTTGACTTCATTGTTGCGCCCATACTGTTCACCATAGTCCAGTTCTGGGAAATACAGGCTGCGAACGATGCCTTTCGTCAGTGGGAGCCCCTGACCTTGCAGGGCGCGGGATTCTTCCACATGGCCATGGGTGCGGTGCTGGGCATCAGCGCCTTCAAGGGTGCCGACGTACAACGCGCCGAGAACGAAGCCCCGAGCGACAACACCAACGAATAACAAAAGAACGGACCCGCGCGAGCGGGTCCGTGGTGTTTCTGTTGCTAGGCCACCGGCCCCGAGCGATCAAGCGGCGAGCGCCAGATCCTCAGCATAAACGTCGTCATTGGCGTTTAAGGGTTTTGCTTCTCTGGCCGGGAGGTCCCAACCCTACGGCTTCGGCTTTGCCGTGCTGTCCATGTCCCTAGTCAATGTCCTGTCGAAACCTGGACACCCCCATCATATACACACTAATGGTTTGCCTGCGCTCTCATGTGATTTGAGCCGGTTTTATGCATTAGTGTGCATATGGTGGAGGTGGCGAGAATCGAACTCGCGTCCAAGACACCTTTCAGTCTACTTCATACAGCAATTCGTCGGAGGCAGAGTACGAACAAATCTACTCCAGGCCTCATCAAATCCCGAGTAATACAACACGGCTTCTTCGTTGTACCAGAGCCGGCGTGTATAGTCTCGAATTATGGCCTCGAGATCAGCGTCATCGAAATACTTGAGATGACCCTTGACCAAGTAAAACATTTCATAGGCCAAGCGACGCTGGTTCTGATCCATGGTTATCTTGTTCAGTTTCACATCGATACTGTTGCTGGCACTGACCGCAGATCTGATCGGGCTCCAATATGCGAGCTCGAAGCTCGTCCTCGGAGTCATACTCTGAACTGCGAATGTCCCGGCACATGCACACTATCATGACACGTATTGTAGTATCTTTGGTGCCAGTTGTCAAGCCTAGATAGGCAGTCCTGCAGCCCGAGCCCGTAATGCCTGCATTGGTACTTCTGTTGCAGTCTCGCGGTCCGTCCAAAGCACCCAGATCTGAATCTTCGGGTGCTTGCCATAGGCTGTCCAACAGCCCTGAACCCCACGCCCGTTGCTTTCTATGCCCCGCGCTCGAAACTCAAAGCCCTGTGCGCGCAATACTGTCTGATCGCAGGCTTCCAGATACAGCTGGACTTCACCGCCCGCACTTGTGGGTGCACGCAGATAGTTCTGTTCGGTGTCGCTGGCCAAGGCCAGCCAGAGTATCCAGTCCATACTGTATTTATGTTACCCGTGATGGTGATAGCCGCCTATGATGTACTTGGGTCCGCTGCGGGGCGCCAGACCAGCATGCAGGAACTGCCAGGTTGCAGGAAACATCACCAGCCGGCCCTGCACAGGCTGTACCTGCACCTCTCGATCCAGCCCGTAGAATTCGGTCTCGCCGCCCGCCTCTACTGTGTTCAGATACCAGAAGTATACCATGAAGCGCTGAGCCGTGGCGGCGTTCCAGGCATCGGTGTGTGGTCGGAACTCTTCGTTGTTATACGGTCGATATCGCTTCATGCGTAGCTCTTCCCAGTCATGTGCTGGATTGATGTGCCGAGCAGTAATGCCGCAGTCGGCCCAGTAACGATTACGATACTGAACCGCTAGCTGCATGAGATCCTGTGCTGGCCAGGCATACTGCATGACATTGATTTCTGTGAAGCTCATGATCTCGTTGTCACGGCATTGCTGTTGCGCGGACTCACGCTCAAATCGTTCTATGAGCTCTTGGCAGCGGTCAGCCGCTAGCGCATTGTCATAGACCTTAATGTAGTCGCTTAGATTCATCTTCATTAACCGGGTACACAGCGAGTCTAAGGGTGTGTCAATGCAGAGTCGATGCTTTTTTCATAGCGGTCCCGATATTCAAGCAGGCCCCGCACCCAGCGGTTGCGTCGCTCGAAAAACACCTGAGGTGCATGATCCTCCACGGCAATCAACACCACAAGATTAGGTACAGGTATGCCCGTGAGTTCTTCGTACATGATGGCATAGGCTGTGCACTGCATGAAGTAGTTGTCAATCCAGTCGACCTGCTTGGGACGACTGCTGGTCTTGAAGTCGATGACACTGAGCATACCACGATATTCGGCTATGCAGTCCACGGTGCCAGCCAGACGCAGATGATGACTGTACAGAGGCGTTTCCAGGGCGTGTACATTATCGATGTCCTCGAGCACCGACCGGAACGTCTGAAAGTATTCCTGAGACATGAGATCGGCGCCAAAGTCCGGCGGCTGATTGCTCAGGTACTGTTCGGTCAGAGCATGCAGTCGAGTGCCACGCCGAGCTGCTCGACCGCTGATGCGAGCGGCTTCCTCACTGCCCACGCGCCGGCGCCAGGCCTGCAGTGCCTCGGCGCCGTGCGGTTTAAGTATGGTGGTCACACTGGGATATCGTTCGCCCGACGGCGTCGCGTAGACTCGACTGCCATCCTCGGCAGTTTCGCGTTGTAGAAAGGGCAGGGTCAGCCCCTGCCCACCAACCCCTACATGATGAAATTGCTTATGCACCGAGCACCTTTAGGGCCTGTTCATAGTGTTGTTTGCGCTCCTCTAGCCCAAGGGTGCCGCCGTTGATGCGTTTGGTCAGTGCCACCATGTCGCCGGCGTCGGCCAGGGCGTTGAGTTTGTTGGTGTTCCAGAACCAGCAGGCACTTTCAATGGCACCCTTAAGTGTCTCAGTATAGGCTACAGTTTCATCCAGAGTGCGGTTGATGCTGTGAGCAAACTTCGTGTAGTTTTCCCGACCAGTAAGCTGAATGGCTCCGCGCCCCCGAAACTTGAATCCATCACCCGAGGCCTCGGGTCCGTTGCCCATGCGGTCAGCATAGATTCGGTTGGCAATCTTTTCAGGATTGCGAGCCAAGGGCTGGGCCGCGGCTGCTGTGGGAAACCGCTTGGGGAAGACCTTGGCCAGGCCCTCGGCACTGTAGTTGAGATTTTCTCGGAGCACGGTAAAGTCTACGCTTTCGTGACCACACTGGGCCAGAAAAGCCGAGACCCGCTTCACGGTGTTGATCTCATAGCGAGGCAGTACCTCGCTCAGAGCCGCAAAAAGCTCATCTGCATTCTTGTTGCGTTTTACGCAGCTCGATAGTTTTTCTCGGGTAAACGTAAACTCAAAGCTCATAGCCCAGATCCTTTAGGTACAGGTTGCTGTAATGGTTGATCAGATGCGGGGTCTGATTGTGGCGGTCCCACTGATGAATCACCGCGGGCAGACGACCATAGACCGAGACTCGACCGTCCTCCAGCACTCGAAGGTCATTGGGCGGAGTCAGACACAGGGTGCCCACACCGTCGCCGTTTTCACACTGCACATGCGGCAGAAGATTTTTATGGAAGATGTAGTTGTAGGGGCCTTGTTCGTCTGGAATGCCACCCAGCTTCTGCATCTTGTCAACGTCACGCTGATTCATGAGTGTAACAATGTACTGAATGATTTCTTCCTGCCCGCCCAAGGTGGTGCCGCTGCAAAGAATGCGACAATCTGCCAACTCTGCCGCTACGTCTTCGCCATAGTTGCTGGTCAGAACATATTTATTGAAGCGTTCGCTACAGTTGCTGCGAGGGTCTTCCTGAAACACAAACAGGTCGGACTGGTTGGCTTGTGCTACGATTTGGTCAAAGACGTTGCCCTGAAATGCCACGTCGCGCACATCGGTCAGAAACACTCGACCATACTGGCCTCGCTCTTCCAGCAGAATGTCCAGGTACTTGAAGTAGCGCGTATTGTGTATGGCACTGGGTATGAAGTAGCCCGCGCTGAAGAAGCGTACGTCGACGCCGCTGTCCAGGAGATAGTTGAGTTTGTCCTGGGCAACGTCAGGTTCCACCAGCATGATCATTTCCGTGTTGTCTGCGCAGTAGCGCTTCCAGCTTTCCACGAAAATGGCCACAAGGTCAACTTTATACCCCCAGCCTGTACAGAGTATAAGATTAGGTTTAGTCATAGATCATGGTTCCTGTGGGGGCAATGGTGCCCATGCAATGAGTATGTTCCAGTTCCAGGCTTTGGTCTGGACCAATATGTTTGAACAACAGATGTTCCATGTCAATGTAGTTGGTCTTGGTGATTTCCAGCGCGTCTTGGCCCATGACATCCCAGATTTCACGCAGATAGTCCAGCTTGTTGACAGGAAAACTCCAGAGTCGGCTGCTGTAGCTGTATTCAGTGCCCACCAACTCCTGAGCATTTTCAATCCAGCTCTTGTCACGTTGTCGAAACACAAACCGGTCCTGTGCTGCCGGCGTCGCATAGATCGCAGTATCAAACAACGGGCTAAGTTGATAACGCCCCGAGATCTTAAAGATGCGGTCTACTTCCATGGCTGGGCGAAGCTCCTCTTGAGTCGCCAGACTTCGCAGAGCACTGCCCATGATGGTGATTTCCGCCACGGTTTTGACCAGGCCCGTGGTGCCGCCCATTTCGTTGCGATTGGGTACTCGGTTCAGGAAGTTATTGTGCAGATGTTCGATCTGATTGTTGCTGGTCATGTCCAGGAACACGTGACAGCGTTTGCGTAGCGCCTCCAGATGTGGAGTCAGCTCCAGGGGTTTGCCGGCCTCGACCAACACCAAGATGGCATCGGGATAGAAGCGCAAGATGCTGTTGATGGTTTCGTGCGTCTGTAAGATGCGCGCGCCAGGGTCATAGACACCAACATTGGTGTTGATGGCGCTGCTAATGATCCAGGTTGTTTTCATACTGTGATGTACTCCGTACCATGAAGTCGTTGTGTAATCAGGCGGTGTACGATGTTGGCGCAGGCCACATCGTCAATACTATCTGCAAAGGCGTGCCGAGCTGGATATAGGCTCCCGCCATTGAGGCAATCTGTCAGTCTAGTGCTAAAGCTTAGAAAAGTCAATCGGGGATTCAGAAGATTTTCCCTGTTGCAGCAGTAACTAAACGGGCCGCTGTTCTTGCCCACAATGATGCGCGCGCCTCGACTCATGTAGGCGATGAGATTGATGTCGCTGTCCAGGTTTCCCAGGAGATCGCTGGTGTAGCGAACATTGGGCAGATCCAAACCCTCGAGCCGCTGAGTGCAAACCAGGGTATGCTCGGGCAGGCGCTGGGCCAGGTCGGCTACTATGTTGCGCATGTCACCCATGCGGCTCTGACCACTGTTGGCTGGGCCATTACAGAACAGGCTCCAGCCCTGATCTCCGAGCTCACGCATTGCCGCTTGTGCCTGTGTGAGATTGTCGATGCGAGTCCAGTCCATGTCGGGCAGATAGCGGTCTCGATCCTCGCTGAACTTTAGGCCCAGATGCTGATAGTATCGACGCCAGATTTCATGCAGGCGCTGATAGTTGATGTGCTCGCCATAGTTGAACAAGGCTCCTTGCCAACAGCCCACCCAGGTGTTGATGTACATGGTCTGCTTGTCTGAACTTTCGGCTACGCGCACCTGGTGGTCCAGCGCAGTCATGTCCTCCAGTGGCATGTACTGCAGGGGCAGATCTGCTACAATGCTGGGATGGTTACGATGCGCGTAGTGAAACTCAATCTCGGGCAACTGACTGACGATGTCGCGTATGTAGCCCTTGGGCACAAAACAATCACCATTATGATACTGATTAAAGAAGACAATGCGCTTCATGATGGTGCAGCGATGACTTCAAATTCTGGGCAGGGCACAATAAAGCTGCCGCCCCGTGCCAGATAGTCGGCTTCACGTTTCACAAACTCGTCGATGAAGTGCCAGGGCAGCACCAGCACATAGTCAGGCTGAGCCTTGCGAAACTCGTCTTCGCTTACGATGGGAATCTCGGTGCCCACAGTTTTCTTGCCCCACTTGTAGGGACTTCGCTCAGCAATGGCCACGATGTCTTCATTGGTGAGCCCAAAGTACTGCAACAGAGTATTGCCCTTGGTGCTGGCTCCATAGCCCCAGACGGTCTTGCCCTGAGCCCGAGCGTCTCGAATAAACTTCACGGTGCGGTCTCGCAGTTTCTCCAGATCCCGTCCAAACTCACGCCAGACGCTGGGGTTACGAATATCGCAATGGATGTTCTCCATGAGCAGCAGAGCATCGGTGCGATAGCCGCAGACGTGCCGCATCTGTTCGGTAGCAAAGGCGCGGGGGTTGCTATCGTTGTGCATCAAATAGATGCGAATACTACCGCCATTGGTATCGTTCAGCGTGGCATCCACGATGCGCATGTTGTGTTGGTCAAACAGTTCTTCGATGCTGGCCAGGCTGTGATAGTAGACATGCTCATGACAGATGTTGTCAAACGCCATTTGCTGCACCATGAGCGGAGTATAGCTCATCTGCAGCACCAGAACTCCATCCTTGTCCAGCACGTCAACAAGGTCATCGATGAAAGAATGCGGGTTGTCCAGATCATAGAACATGGCGATGCAGGTAATGACCTTGGCACGGGCATCGCCGGCTGCTTTGCGCCAGGCCTCTTTGCTGAAGTAGTCCTGCACAATGGTGCCGTGCTTGGAACTTTCTACGACATAGCTGTCGTCGCAGGGGTCGATACCTACGCGATGAATGCCCTCGGGTACGAAACTCAGCAGGGTGCCGTCGTTGCAGGCAATGTCTAGCCAATGATCGCCACGCTTGAGTTCGATACGGCTCTGTACTTCGTCTACAATACCCTGCAGTTCGCGCCGCATAGTGTTATTGGTGCCGCTGCGATACCAGTACTGACCCCACATGCTCTCAGGCGGAGCAACCTCACCCAGTCGAACTGCACCAATACTTTCGTCCAGATACAGGTCCAGGCTGTAGCGATTGCGACCTTCGCTGCTGGCACCGGCCTCCAAGAAGTCACTGACGTAGTGTGCGCCTAACTCCAAAAGTTTTTTCTGTGTCATCATAACTCCTAGTCGTAAATCTTTTCTTCAACAATGCTGCTATGGTAGGCTTCGTTGGCAATGCGCTTGAGTTCGGCTCGGCGATCATTGGCACGGGGGATCTCTTGCGCCGTGTTCATGTAGACTTCGCCAAAATCCTGATTGCGAATGCAGCCGCGAATAACGTCCTCCAGATCCCAGAGCTGACGGTTGACGCGGGTCAGTTCGGCCACGATGCCTTCAAACATAGGATGTCCGCCCAGGTTAACACCATCGGCGCGCTGTTGCAGAAGCTGTAGTTCACGGTCGACGTTGCTGCGCTGTTCGTCGGTACGAGCAAAACGATGTTTGAGTTGCAGTATGGTGATCTTGTCTATGAGCTCACCGACACTAACTGGTACTTCTACAATCATGGTAGCCTCGAACTTTCGAATCGAGCCAGCTCCAGATCATGGTTCACCATGTCAGCCACCAGCCCCTCAAAACTAAACTCTGGGCGCCAGCCCAGTTCCTGTCGCGCTCGACTACTGTCGCCCAGCAACAGATCCACTTCCGCGGGTCGATAGAATGCTGGATCTATGGTGATCACGGTTCTGCCAGTATAAAGGTCCCGCCCCTGTTCGTCGATACCTGACCCTGACCAGGTCAGTTCCATGCCCAGGAAATCGCCGGCTAGGTTACAGAAATCACGCACGCTGTGCGTTTCATTCATGCTCACGACATAGTCTCGGGCTTCATCCTGCTGCAGCATGAGATGCATGGCTTGTACATAGTCTCGGGCATGACCCCAGTCTCGCTGTGCGTCCAGGTTACCCAGGCGTATGGGTGGAGCGGTGGGGTCTTGAGCAATGCGCGACAGGCCTCGGGTAATCTTGCGTGTAACGAATCCCTCGCCACGTCGCGGACTCTCATGATTGAACAGTATGCCCGCGCATGCATAGATGCCGTAGCTCTCACGATAGTTGGTAGTGATCCAGTGTGCGAACAACTTGCTGCAGCCATAGGGACTGCGAGGATAGAAGGGCGTGGTTTCGCGCTGTGGGGTCTCCTGCACCCTACCAAAGAGCTCGCTGGTGCTAGCCTGGTAGAACCGAATTTTCTTGGTGAGACCAAGATCGCGTATGGTGTCCAGAATGCGCAGAGCGCCCAGGCCGTCTACATCGGCCGTGTACTCTGGTAACTCAAAGCTGACCTGTACATGACTCTGTGCTGCCAGATTGTAGATTTCGTCGGGCTGGATGCGGCCTATGATGTTGCGGAGATTGGTGCTGTCGGTAAGGTCGCCATAGTGCAGCTGCACCTGGTCTTTGACATTGCGCAGATTGGGATGGTCCACAAAGCTGCTGTTGCGGCGTATGAGTCCGTGGACTTCGTAGCCCAGCCCCAGCAGCAGTTCTGCCAGATAGCTGCCATCCTGGCCACTGATGCCAGTAATCAATGCTCGTTTCATGCTGTATCCCATCAAGGTCTATGACAAACAGGGCGGGTTTCCCCGCCCTGGGTTAGTTGTGCTTACTTTCAAATTCCATGCGTGCAAGTATATATTCCCGCACGATGTCGCTGCGTACAATGTCGTCGGCTTCGAACTCCACGGTCTGGAAGCTGGGCATGGCATCAGCAATGGCCAGGAACTTCTGCAACCCGCTCATGTCGTGTTTCTTGTAGAGATCGGTCTGACGGAAATCGCCACAGAAGATGATCTTGCTGTGGTTGCCAATGCGCGTCATGATGCTGTTGAGCTCCATGTCGGTCATGTTCTGGCATTCGTCTACAATGATGATGCTGTTGTCCAGGGTGATACCCCGCACAAAGCTCGTAATCATGAACGCCGCATGTTTCTGCTCCAGTAGTCGACCCCAACTATCGGTACGATGATAGAATAGACGATTGCAGATGTCAATATAGGGCGCCATGTAGACTTCGGTTTTTTCTCGCTCATCGCCCGGCAGGTGTCCGATCTCCCGGCTCGGAACTGCACTGCGCACCACGATGAGTTTTTCATAGGGGTTACTTCGATCCAGTACTTCTTCCAGCGCCTTGTACATGGCTATGAAGGTCTTGCCTGTACCAGCCACGCCATGTAAGAGCATGCAGCTGTGTCCCTGTTTGTAGAGCTGAAAGAAACGTGTCTGATTTTCTGTCAGAGGTTGAAAGGTAGCCATCTGGTCCAGCGTGACCTGTAGTTTTGGCGTTTTACTACGTGCAGCAAGCTTGCTAACATCGTCGTCGTTGATCGCCAACTGTGCAGATCTTTTTGTCATGGTCGTCCTCTTTTGGGTAAGTTGCCGGGACATGCCAAAGAAAAAGGACCTCGTGCCACTCATAGGCAGGGTCCTAGCGGGCTCAACACCGAATTCATCAGAATTTCTGATTGAGATTGGACTTGGGGCTACGTTCGTGAATTTTTTGTAAAACCTCCTTGAAGCCGTTGTCTATGCGACGAATGCCGAGTCGGACTGGATCACCAAGAGAAGGAGCACCGGCTATGGTCTTGTGGACCGATCCCTGACTCTGGCAACCTGGGCAGGGGTCTTCCGTAGGTAGGTGCATCTCCGCGATCTTTAGCAGCCGTTCAAACTCGACACCACAGTTACTGCAGGAATATTCATAGGTAGGCATGATGGTATTTATGTTACGAGGTCTTTGATGAGCGCATCTCGAGCCAGATTCTTAGCCTTGCTTTCACACTGAATGTCAAAGTCCGGGAGAAAACTCAGGGCCCATTGATTCACTGCAGTATTCCAGTAAAAGTCGCTGTGCGCTCGCAATCGGCTGCGCTTGTGGCCGGCGTCTAGTAGGGCCCCCAGATCGGGGCGTGTACTGGGATCGTGTCCAACCAGGTAGTCTTCTCGGCTGCAGCTATAATGCAGTGCAGGGCGTACACCACGCCAGCTATCACGAACACGCAGTACGCGATCATCCTGAGACTCGAGATACTCACCCGTGCGAACCCAGTGGTGATGTATGTCCAGCACCAGGGCACAATCCTGGACCAGTTTGAGGCTTTCTTCGATGCCATGTTTGGTTTCATCGTTCTCTATGGTGATGATGTTGCGAGCCTCGGGGCTCAGTCTCTGCAATGCACTCCGGATGCCGGCGGCACCGAGTTTGCCACTGATGTGCACGTTGCATTTGAAATCCTGGAATCGCTGTCCGTAGCCCATCCAGCGAACCATGCTGGCATGATACTCAAACTCCTCGATGCTGCGTTCGACAATCTCGGCTCGATCACTAGCCAATACACAGAACTGCCCAGGATGAAAAGATAGCCTAACACCAAGATCACGAGCAGCCTGGCCCACGGGCGCGAAACGCCGTTCCAGTTCAGCACGGACATCAGGCTGTTGCCAAAAGTAACGCCAACTAGGCTCAGTGTAAACAGGCAGAATATCGCTACCCAGTCGTACCATGCGTCTGCGTTCATCCAGACCACCCACTCGTTGTACCAGCTCATGTATGCTGGTGATGTTGTGTTGCATGAGCTCCCAGAGCCGAAGTTCGGCCTGAGCCCGAGGTTGGCGGTTCAGCCAGGCCACGGTGGTCACGCGAGTGTTCAGGGCCCGGGCAGCATCATTGGGGCGAAACCCATCGATCTGCTCCGGCGTGTCAATCCACTTACAGCAAAATCCAATTTTCAAGAGTCACCATAGATAACATGAAGAAGGGCATCAGTCAATTGTTGTAGTCTCTGGACCTGAGGATTACTTTGATCCTGGTTGTCCAACCAAGCATGCACACTCTTAACATAGGCAATGGCCTGCTCCGGGGTAATGTTATGTAGTTCGTGCCCCGGATACCTGTTGAAGTCCATGTCGGCCTCCAAAATGTGGCGGTGCAATATGTATCATTTCGTGGCGGTCGGCCAGGGCAGTTTAAGTGCATGTGCTACAATCTTGCTGCTAATGGTATCGGGTACACTCAGATAGGGCAATTCGGCCTCGAACGGGCAGCCACTCAGCCCCCAGCCACCGGTCTGCAGATACTGCCGATACAGGTTGCGATCTGTGCGCGACTGCACGTCAAAGGTGCGTTTGATAGTATGCGGTCTCACTGGATGACTTCGGCTCGGTCTGCAGTATTCTTGTCGTCCCGGAATTCTACAAACACTGGCAGGAATAGGCTACCCACACTGCTGGTCTTGTCAGTGATGCGAGTATTGTATTTCACAGATACGATACGACCGACGCTGTTGCTGACAGTAATGCCATCACGGTCAGCATCGCTAAAGCCCGTACCAACATTGACTCGGATACCACCACAATCAGACTCAAGAACAAGAGCACCCAACCTGTTAGCATTTTTTCCAGTTCCTTCTTCCCATCCCACACAACGGAGATCGCATTCTAGTTCACCCTTGAACTTGATCAAGGAACGGCTGCGCTTGTTTTCCCAGACACCGTCCTGCGTCTTGAGAATGATGCCTTCTTCACCCTGGCTCAGCAGTTGATTGAACATGGTCTGAGCCTCGTGCTGGCTCTGCACAGGCTGACTCCGAATCAGCTCAATCAAATGACCCAGATGACGAGCTCGCTGATCCTTGCAGTCGCTCACACAGTTGCTGAGCTTGGCCAAGCGAATCTGATAGGCCTCATCAAAGTACCCCCGCTCAAAATCTATCAGGGGAATGGCATCCCAGAGTGTGGCTCGAACCTGTTGAGCCTCGGCTTCACTCATGGTGCCCTTGACCGCCTTGTTCAGAATGCCGTTGCCAGTCTTACGGTCCAGATGACGTCCGAATTCGTTGACCACCATGAGCTCACCGTCAAACACCATGTCGGTGCCAAAGTAGGCCGCCATGTGTACAAACACCTGAGCAAACGCTGCGCTGGGAATGTTGACTTCCTTGCCGTTGCGGCTGCGAAACTCGCAGGCACCGTTACGCACCACGGCATTGAAGCGCATACCATCCATCTTGACCTGGGCCAAGGCCGGCCAGGTGACTCGGTCCACGAGTTTTTGATCGAACGCACTGGCCAGCATGCACGGATACTCGGCAATAAGCCCGGGCCAGATCTTGTTCACAGTAGCGTCGCTGATGCCGCAGCGCAGATCCTTGGCAATGATGCGTTCGATCACCGTGGCATCGGCCGGTGTACAGTGCGCGAGGATGCGAGTCAGGTGCTCGATGGCAGCATTGCCTGTGATACGCCGCGAGCTTAATTCGCCCAGGGCGCGCATGGCGGCAGTGAGATTGAGATTCACAACCTCGTTGTTATACGCCGGAATCTTGCGAATGTAGAACTGAGTGAAGGGGTCCAGCGCCAGTTTGATGGCGTCCTTTAGCACAGCATCGGTTTGATTGTCGCGCAGCACGGCTTCTTTGTGAAGCCTGCTGTTGCTGCTGGCCACGTCTTCGAGAATTTCAAGTACAGTCAAGTTATGCTCCATGATTACAGCACAATTTCTTGGGCCGGGTAGATAATCTTACCTTCGTAGTCCAGCTGGCTACGCTCGAACGCGGTGAGGTAGTCATCGGCCTCCACACTCCAGTTGATGATAGTCTCCTCGAACGCATCGTTCGAGGTCTCGATCTGCGCACGAACGCGATCAACGATGACATCGATCATGTCAGACTCGTCGACGTTGTTGACCACGTAGTCGTTGCCGCCCTTGGGCTTCCAGTAAGCATTGGCTCCGGTGCCCAGGCTACCGTCTTTGCGCCAGGCGTAGTTTTCGTAGACCTGAGTGAAAATCATCAACTTGCTCATCGCTAACTCCTCATCATCAATGTAACACCATGATATAGGAACGATACAGACTGTCAAGCCTATTTGATGGCCTGCCCCGGCGTGCCCACCAAAATCTTGGTATGTCGGATGCCGTTGACGTCTCGTACGTAGAAGTGATCCTTGAGTTCGGGATGCCGCAGCAGTTCAGGGTCATTGGCCTCGGGCCGTTCAATGGTCTCGCCCTTGCTGGCAAAGTATTGCCGGGCCTGGTCGAAGGTATGAGCATGATCAGTGACGTTGACGTTCTTCTTCAGAAAGCTCAGGGCCTTGCCGCTGACTTCGCCATGAGCACGCCGGTGCCGTAGATCGTCCCGCACTGCGTAGCCCAGACTTTGCTTGCCTTCGTCGCTTCCGTCGCTGGCCATGGCCACGCGTTTGCGACCCTGACTATCCTTGTACATGCTCACGCTGGTGATCTTGCCCTGGCGGTTGCGATGCATCTTCCAGAACGGAATCTTGTCCACCATTTCTTCGGGACTGCTGAACCCCGAACCATGGATGCCGCCTATGGGTCGGTACGCGTTCTGCAGCATGTCCCAGACCTGCTGCTTGACCCGATGCTTTTCGGCTTCATGCTGCGGCAACAGGTTGATGACGCGCTCTTCTAGATACTCTTGAAATTTTTTCATGCCCATGCTTAGAAGCTGTGTTCAAGCATATTTATGGCATCAGCAACCGCAGGGACATGAGCATCGGTCATGCGATGGCCGCCATCGACAAGCACAACCTCGGCGTGGTCCCGATAGCGATCCTCGGCGGCGACGTGGGGAATGATGGCATCGTCAGTGCTCAGGATCACCACACGGCGCCGAGCGCTGACATCATTGACCAGCGCCAGTTCGGTGTACCGTTCCAGTACCTCGGGCTCAACATCATAGCGAGCCAGGGTACGAGCTGGGTTCAGGGCCGGGTTGAACAGCACCAGGTCCACGAGCAGACGTTCAGCAACCTTCTCGGCATACCAACCACCGAGACTGCTGCCAACAACAATGGCTTCACCATGACCAATTTCGTTGACCAGGGCCTCGATGCTGCCAGTGGGATCACGATAGTCATAGGTCAGTGCACGAAGCTCGGGGAAACGAGCGCGCAATCGCCGAGCAGTATCACTGTCGGGGCTGCTACGAAAACCATGGATATAAAAGACGTTCACTTTGGGAAACTCCATCATCAATACCCTGTCATGATATAGGAACGATGCAGAGAGTCAAGCCTAAGCCACCTGCACCGAGCCAGTAAAGGCATTGTAGCACCAGACCTTCACACAGATGGTGCGATTGGGATGACGAGCCTGGATACGAGCCCGAGTCTCGGGCAGGTCATCCAGGGTGCGCAAGGCGCCAAAGTTGTGCCAGCCTTTGTTGCGTCCCTTGCTGTCCAGACATGCGTACTCTACGAGCAGGGTGTCTTCCAACAAATCAGAGAGCATCGTGGTCACCGTAGTAGAGGTCGTCCAGAATGTCTAGCCGCGCATCGGATTCAATGCCGAGGTCGTCTTGACGTGGATGTGCCTGCCAGTCACTGAGTGGTCGAAGATCGGCGCCAGGGTCTTCCTGAATCTCCAGGTGTCCGTCGAACACGTAGCCCGCGCCCCGCAAGAACTGCTCGAAGTCCTGCAGAACATCGCTGAGCAGAACCTTGTTGCCTCGCAGGGTAAACGTCGTGCCATCGCAGTTACGCATCCAGAAGCGATAGCTGTTGTCTTCTTCGTAGTACTTCATGCCGCCTCCCGGTTGGTATGAGTGACACTCTCGTAAAGCTGTTCAAAGTCGGCCTGTTCCTGCAGCTCCGTGCTATAATTGCGGCGATGAAATACCTTGGCCGTGCGGCGGAACACCTTCTTGTCGAGTTTTAGAGCGCCGCAGGTGTTGTTGATGATGTCACGAATCAGGTCGCGCTCGGCCTCGATGCGAGTCAGGCTCTGGCTTACTTCTTCCAGGGCTCGACGAATCTGTGCCAGATCTGTGGGATTAGACGGCAACGTCATTGGTGTTCTCCTGTTGTTTGAGTTCACGCGGGGTAATCTTACGTGCGGCCGTGAGTTGAGCATCGATAAGGGCATCAAGAAGTTCTCGACGCCGGCTCGGGTCCAACACCCGACTGATATCGCGCTTGGCCTGTTGTTTAAGACGAAAATTATGGTCGGTTTTCAAACTTTAGTTTCTCCGCATTTTGCTGATTTCGGCTGCATCTTCGGCTCGGAAAACTGGCACCGAATTGCTCTTGTGCATGGTGGCCACACCCAGCATGGCATCACCAGTATAGACCTTGCTGGGTGCCGCCGAGGCTTGTCCCAGGCCACTATCGCGGCTAGGAATCGTCATAGTCTCTCGGCGCATGGGTGGCAAGGTAGTAGGCAATCGTACTGGTTCAACACGCTCACCTCGTTTTGCTGGTCGTACGCCATGACGATCCAACAGATCCTGCCAGGCGGCAGCATTGGCTCGAGCCTGAGCCGCAGCCTCGGCGTTGCGAAAACGGCGCTTGCTTTTGCGCCGGCCAGTTGTGGTCAACCAGGGTCCTTCTAGATGCATGCTCATAACTAAACTCCAGTCCAGTGTCTGTTGACGAAGGCTAGATCTCGATGATAGTGTCTGTCTGTGGCGCTGTCAATCAGCGACCGGACTGCCCTGCAGCATAGGCTTCTTGCTCCAGTTGTTGCTGGCGCTGACGCAGATAGTCCTGCTGCCCCCGGCAATAGGCCTGAGCCGCGCCCGGATTGTACTGACCGTTGTACTGAGTCTGCCCGGCACAGGCATCTGCGGGCAGCTGATAGGCTCGCTGCACGACGTAGGGGTTGGGCGGTACCCCATAGGGGTCAGCGTTGTAGAAGCGCGGATCTCGATTGCGTTGACTAAGATTGTTGGCAACCTGACCACCAATGATGGCGCCAATGGCCGTGGTGGCCAGCTGTCCGCTGCCACCGCCAAACTGGCTACCAATTACGGCACCAGCGATACCACCAATGGCAGTGCCAACATAGTCGTCGGCTAACGCCTGGGGTGAGGCAGCCAGCAGTGCCAGGGTCAGAATCGAAGTTTTCATGCTACAACAATCTCCCAATAAAGATGCCGAGAACCAGACACAGCACAATTAGTCCAATCAGACTCACGTCTTACTCCCAGCGATATTCCGGAGCAGGTTCCACCAGACGGTCATGCACGCTCCGTATGTGCCGACAATGACCGTGTCCAACAAATCCCCAGCAAGTGCAGGTAAATCCAGCATCCTGCATGATGACCTCATAGTGGTCACCCCGACTGCCTGTGATGGGCCAAACCGTGCCCACCAGGAAACTGTTGCGAGTCACCAGATCGTCAAAGGTCTGGGCCCGACGCGCGTAGCGAGCGGCTCGGCGCTCGGTTGAAGTCTTAACCATGCCGAGCCTTGATCACGGCCTTTACCGCAGCCTGCAAGGAGCCATAGCTCGAACGTCCGACAATCCAATGCCGAGCTCGGTACTGGCGATAGTCTGCTGTGTAACGTTCGTACCGGACGTCGGCGTGGTCGTTGCGACCAACGCGAACCACAGTCACACCCTCGAAGTCCGAGACTTCGCCAATCTTGGCTGCATTGGGGGTTTGCACCCTAACTTCTATGGACATCCTGCTCTCCTTCATCACGATAACAGCATGATATAGGAACGATGCGAGCTGTCAAGCCCGCATCAGATAGCCTAGGCACGGGCGGCAGCCAGGCGAGCCGCAACCGCTTCCACCCGACGCTGAGCCAGGTAGGCAGCAAACCCATCGGGCGTGGCAGCGAAACCCATGCTCTTGAGCAGGCGCTTCACCGTGGCGCTGACATAGCCGCGGTCACGCAGAATTTCTGCCGGGCTCTCGCCCGCAGCCAGGCGACGGAAGTATTCTTCCACACTGAAGTTCTTGATCAAGAAGCTGGTAAAGCCAGCACGCTCGCTGCGAGCGGTCTTGAAACGAGCCACGAAACGATGCTCCTCACCATAGGTCAGGTACATGCCATCCCAGCGAAACTCCGACTTTACGAACTTGCTCATCTTCAACTCCTTCATCATCATCAACGTACCACCATGATAATGGAACGATGCGCAGAGTCAAGCAGTTTTTCTGGGTCGGCCCCGACCGCGGCGTTCTACCATGGGCTGAGCCGCTGGCAGCAGCTCGGGCCAGACATCGCGCACCAGGTCTTCCGTGATCCTAGGGTACAGCGCATCGAAGCTTCGGTTCTTGATGCTGCACAGGAGATCGGCCTCGCTGCAATGCACGCCTTCCAGAATCTGCACCCAGATGTTTTCCATCTGAATGCGCTTCAGTCCGGCTGGTCGGCGCGGATGATTACGAATCACCAGGTACAGACGCCGAGCCTCGTTGTAGAGATTGCTGTCGCTCAGGCTCCAGTCAATCTGTCGATTGGTTTTGAACGGAGGGTTGCCTGCGGGTAGATCAAACTCCACGCTGGGGTCAAAGGTCAGGCGCAGCAGCTCCTGCAGCAGTGGCGTGTTATGCTTGGTGAGCAGGGCTCGTTGTTGATCCGGACTGGCCTGATCAACTTGTTGCAGGATTTCTGGAATGCTGATGCGCATCAAAATTCTCCAAGATGTTCCAAAAGGTTCTTCATGCGATGTTGCATGAAGTAGTTCAACAACTGACCGCGGTCCTTGTGAACTCGACCAGTCCAGGCCTCAATGATGTTGTTGCGAACCGTGTCTGGAATATAGTCAAAGTCGATGAGATAGCGATTGCGCTGAAAGTTACGAGCGGTCTCAATGTCAACGTGAGTAGTGAACTCATCGGGACTATACTGCTGCCAGGATTCTAGCCGCTTGGCGGTAATGGGACGCTGGCGTGCATCGGTCACAAAGGTATCGTCGGCGCTGAGAATGTTGGGGATGCCGTCGCCCTTGTCGCCCTTGATGATGTGTTCCATGAGGTAGCTGGTGATGGTGCTATCGGGTTTGACCCAGCGTTTGTGCACGGGACTGTACTGCGCCACGTTCTTGTACTTCTGCAGCTGAATGAAGTCATGGTCGCCGCTGAGAATCAGCACGGGCTGAGGCTGAGGTTCACCAAACAGGCCATCGGGTTCCTGCAGGTCATTGGTCTGCGTCCAGGCCGTGAGCACGGCGATGACATCATCGGCTTCGGCGCCGTCTACGTCAATCACAGCATAGGGGAAGAACTGATCCAGCTCGGCCCGAATTTCGGCCAGAGTGTCGAAGATCAGCCGCCAGTCGAAACCACTGTCGGCTCGAGCCTTCTTACGGCTGGCCTTGTAGTGCGCAAACTTGTCTTTGCGCCAGTAGTGGCGGTTATCGCAGGCAATGACCAACTCTCCAAATTCAGCACCAAACTTGACTCGGTAGCTGCGGAGATTGTTGATGATCATGTGGCGGATTAGATCCTTGCGAATCTCTACGTCGGTTCGGCCGCCTAGCTCTGCCATGAGAGCACTGATGGCGGTCTGATTGAAGTCAACAATTATCATGATGGTTGTCCAAAATTATGTCTGGACCATTATGTATTCAATTGGGGGAAAAGTCAATGACCAATATCAAAAACCCTGCTATCACGGCCCATTCAACAAGCGTGTGCTGATGGTACAGATCACTCAACCCAGGATTTTGCTGCAGCCAGCGTTGTAGTCTATACCACGCGGAGGAGAACAGTATCTTCATTGATGCGTCCCGTAAGTTTGGTTTCGGTTGTGGTGAGGTCACTGAGGATACGCCGCAGCGCTACCTTGCCCGCTTCCAGCGTCTTGTTGATGGTGTCCGCGGGCTTGCGAAGGGTTCGCTGCACACTGGTGTCGCTGTCCCAGCCCTGCAGACTGGTACCCTTGACACTGAACCCAGCAGCGCCTGTGGCATAGTACACGCCCAACTTCTTGGTGCGAGTATTGTAGACCCAGAGCTGCTGAGCACCCACGACGTTGGTGGGACTCACACTGCGCAATCCCAGCTCGCTGAACTCTGCACAGTAGCGCATCTTGGCCACCTGCACGCCTGCGGGACGGGCGCGCTTGGCGGGTGTCTTACGATTGGCCCGCTTGAAGCCCACGTAGCGGCCGCAGTCTTCGATCTGCTGCGTCAACCAAGCCATGAGTCGGCGAAGCTGGGCCTGTGTAAAGTTGCCATAGCCTTCCTGCAGCTGTTCACAGTTTTCGATTTCCTGAAGCTCGGCCAGCCGCGTTTCGCAAACCTCGATCCAGGCCTGAGCATACTGTCGAGCCGCGTTGCGCGCCTGCAGAAACTTGAACAGGTCTTCACCACTCCGACAGTCATTGGTGATGAAGTCATCCATGAAGCCTTCGAGTTCGCCCAGGAACTCGGCCTGCTTCTCGGCCATGATGTCCTGAATACTGCGCCGCGTGGCAGTGTTCTCAGGCTCGCTCTGAGCCTCGGGTTCAGCCGTCTGTACCTGAGCCAGGCTCAGATAGTCGTCCAGGGTGCGAGCAATGCGAGCCCTATGCTCCGGGCTAAGCCGCGCGCCCTGTTGATCCATGCGAGCCAGCCAGCCCCAGGTCTGACCTGGATAGCTGGGCAGGGTATCCCAGGCCTTGACACCGGCAGTGCCTCGATGTTGCCGCACCCAGGCTCGCATATAGCCCAGGGCTGTCTTGTAGTCTTTTTCGTAGTTGTACCAGCCCAGGGCCCGCATCAGGTCCGCGGTATAGTTGTTGCGAGCATGATCAACATCGTCGGCTCGGGGTTCAACGCCATAGCCTGCACTGGCCAGAATTTCTTGACGACGAACAGCACTTAGTGCCATGTGGTTCTCCTTGGTTATTCAGACCACCATGGTATAGGAACGATGCGAGCTGTCAAGCAGTCTGTGCCTGGATGCTCTGAATGCGATCCCAGCAGAAGCTGCGCCAGGCCTGGGCATCCAGATCCCAGACACTCAGACTTGAGATGCTGGGCTGTCGGTTGCTGTTGCCCTCGCTAACCGGCGTGTCTCGCAGGGTGCAGCGCATGGTGCGAGCACTGCCATCCTTCTTCATGAACTCTATTGTAACCTCCTGCTCCAGCAACAGTCCTCGCAGCCAGTCTCGAAATGCTTCTTGGTCCTGGTCGGTCATGCTGGTGTATAGGCTGGGGTTTGCAACGTCAGGTGTGATGTCCATCATCATGTGTCTCCTTAAAAAGTCAGTATCAAAAATCCAGAGCAGCGTTCACGCGCGGCATCGCACACCCGTGGACCCTGCAGGCTGCTGCAGCCCAGGATGAACAGCAGCGGGACAAGCGCCAGTGTCTTCATGATCGACGATCCGAGTGCACCAACAGGGCCAGCGCAGCGAACAGCACAGTCCAGAAGAACAACATGGTTTGTATGTAACGATCCGAGCTGAACAGTACAAAGTCCAGGCAAAGTACAGCACACACCAGACTCAGGCCGGCCCAAAACCTCCACATCATGACGTCCACCAATGCAGAGATTCCGTGCCATATGCCACCACCAGCATCAACAACACCACAATGGTGATGTACATGGCAGTCAGTACTCGATCCACGAGCTGCTCGATGCGATCCAAACGTTTACTAAGTTTCATAGTGCACCCGCCAGCATCAGACCCAGCACAAGGCCAGCACTGAACAAGCAGGTCCAGCCCACGATGCGATCACCCAGTTCCGGTGTCATAGCGTCTCCAGTCGAGCCATGAGGCTCTCGAGATTGTTGAAGGTTTCGCTGCCCCAGCAGCTAGTGCGCAGAATCAGGAAGCCGCGGTTGTAGATTTCCACTGTGGCATCCAGGCTACGGGCTCGACCAAAGGTCACGGCGCGAACACGTCGCCCGCTGCGGTTAGTAAACTCGCCGGCGATGATGCCGTAGGGTGCGGTAAAGTCCCGAGTCTGGGCCCAGGCTTCGATGTGGTTCTGAATCTCAGTGCTGTTCATGTTGTTCATTGGTTGGCAATAATCAAGTGGTCAACACCGGCGACATCACCCAGGGGGCGGTAAACCTGCTGTTCGCCGTCCCAGCCGTCTTGGTCAAAAAGAACGTCTTCGGGACCCACGACAACGAAACGCACTTGCTTGCCAGTGTGGTGGCTTTCCACCATGAAGGTCCTGGGCATGCCAATCAGCGCCGACGGCATTCTGAGTACGCGGCGGATGGGATCGTAGTCGCAGACTCGCAAACTAACCTGGGGAATGTCTTTCATGTTCTAGCTCCTCTTCATTACGATAACCACATGATATAGGAACGATACGAGCTGTCAAGCCACAAACCATTCAAGATCTTCTTCCAGCACGTAGCTCTCGGCGCCGTCGTATTCTTCAATCCGGAAGCGCGTTCCCTGGGGTATCCAATGTACTCGGAGACCACTGATGCCGCCACAGTAGACATCATCACCATAGTTGGACCGACAGTACTCTAGGATTTCTTCATCCTTGGCCGATCGAGACACCATGTCCACAATCTCGGGATCGAACAACAGTACGGGGTCACGGTGCCAGCTGTACCAACCCGCACCAAATCCGTGTGAGATTAAAAAGGCAACCTCGCCGTCGACAACCTTTTTGCGAATATTGTCCATGATGTTAATCCCAGTTGTTCCAGTCCGCGACACTGAACGTCATGCTTAGGTAGACCTTGGGTTCGTCCCGATACACCACGGCCTCATATTCAAACCCACCAGTGCCCCAGCGGCTTCGAGCCTTCTTCTTCTTGGTCTCGGCCAGCTTGGCCTGTGCCGCCTCGGCTGCTTGCCTGAGCCAGCGACGATTCGCCTGCTTCATGTAGTCGATGCTGGGAACGCCATAGCCGCAATCGGCATGGGCCCAGTTCCACTCCAGGCATTCCATGACGCGGTGCACTCGAGCATAGTCAAAGTTTTCTATGAATCCGTCAATTTCCTGATCAAGATTCGAGCTCATGTGTTCTGCTCCCGGAGGTAGTTGTCCAGCCAGAGCTGGGCCAGCCTGCGACTGTAGTTGTCGTTGCCTCGCACGCTGTGGATGACCTTGCCGGTACGACGCCGTACTGTATCCAGGGGATTGGGATGGTCACCCCAGGCTACTACGTCCCAGCGACTCCAGCGGTCCGGGTCCTCGTAGAGGTCAATGGTGTAGTGCATGCTCATGTTCCTTGCGTTGTTTGCGAATGATGTCTATGGCCTGCTGTATGGTTTTGTCGCTCAACCGACCTTCGCCTGCCAGCAGGCGGATATCCTGCCAGCCAATGCCGTCTTCGGTGGGCACAACTGGGGCAGCCATTAGTACACCTCGCGTTCAATCACGGTGTCGCTGCCATGGTCCAGGACCAGGAACTCATCACCGGTGTAGCCATAGAACTCGCTGAACCAGCTGCGCTGCTCTTCGGCATTGCCGATGTCTCGGCTCGAGTACACCAGGTCCTTACGACCGTGAAGATCAGGCCGGCTGGGCATGTTCCAGACTCGGTAGACGCGGAAACGGTAAACGGGTTCGGTATAGGTCGACATCTTCAACTCCTTCATCACGATAACCACAGTGTATAGGAACGATGCGAACTGTCAAGCAGTTTGGGTGCCCCGGGGCTGGGGTACATCGATGACGTGGCTGCGATGGATCCGACACTGTATGATGCCGTTGTACCAGGCATTGGGCTGTTCCAGCACGCCCAGCCGAAACTGTTCACGCGCTTCCACGTAGCTCAGGGTTCCTCGACTACCACAGTAGTACAGTATCTCGCGCCGAAAGTTATCCTCGCCCAGGCGCACCACATCGGCCTGCAGTTCGGGGCTGCTGCTCCAGTAGGTCTGCCAGTCGCTGTCCACGAGCTCCCGCAGCTTCTTTTTCTTCTTGGTGCCGTTGCGGAGCGTGACAGTTACAGTACGAGTGCGACGAAACTTGGCCAGTTTCTTGCCTATGTAGCGACGACCATCCAGCAAATTAGTGATGAGATACACGAAGCCAACATACTGGTCAGGTATGTTGTCCACGGGCTCATTGTTGTAGGTCCAGGTCAACAGATACTCCTTTACGGGTATCTATCGGCTCAGACTACGTCGTCCTCGTCAATGTCGTAGTTGTCGTCGCTGTCGAGCTGGCTGCCGCAGAACGGGCACCACTGAACCGTGTAGTAGTTACCGTCCAGGTCATGCCTGAGCCTGAAGACCGCGTCGCAGTTGCTGCATTCGTAGTGAGTGTTCATGGGTTATGGTAGTTGTTGTACCTGGACTCCACCCTGTCGCAAAAAGTCCAGTCCCTCGGTGGTTCTATATTCATGGCGATAGTATACTGCGATGATTCCGCTCTGCAGTATTAGCTTGGCACAGGTCAGGCAGGGTGCATGTGTTACGAACATCGAGGCGCCCAGACCAGATTCAGTACTGCGCGCCAACTTGGCTATGGCATTTTCTTCGGCATGGATAACTTCGGGACGAGTCACTAACTTGTAGTAGCCCTGACTGTCGCCGCAGTTAAATCCCTGTCGCTGAAGTTCTCGTGTGTCAGTAAGCTCGGCTGGAGCATCGATGCGGTCCTCGCAGTTGTTGTTCCAGCCCGTGGGTGTTCCATTGTAACCAATACTTATAATTCTGTCGTCCTTGACGACTATGGCACCCACACGCAGACGCCGGGCTGGGCTAAGTTTAGCGTATCTGGCCGCAACATCCAGATGAGCTTGGAGCATAGTTGCTTTCATGGACGGGCTCCCAACGAGGCGGGTTATCGGGGCAGGTTTGTTCCTTGAAGTTGGTCTTGGCTGGCATGAAACAACCACAGATAGCGCAGGTCTTTACGATGTTATTGTAGTGTTCGCAACTGCGGCAAATCTCCATGCGCACCCGACTGTATTCAGTAAGCATCACCAGATCCAATTTTTCTGATAGTACTGTACGATCCCTGGCATCTCAGCGTAAAAGTTTCGTCGGGTCTCCCAGCCCAGGGCCCGCAACTTGCCATCATCGATGCTGTAGCGAACGTCCTGGCCGGCTCGTTGGTAGCTGAAATCCACGTAGTCTTCCAGGGTGTCTTCGTCATACAGACCCAGATTTTCCAGTATGTTGCGCACCACATCTAGGTTACGAATTTCAAAGTTGCCGGCAATGTTGTAGATTTCATTGACCTGCCCATGTTCGATGATGTGCATGACAGCCTCGGCCGTGTCCTCGACGTGCAACCAGGTTCGTACCGGAGTACCGCCCTGATGCAGGGGAACCTTGCGACCCAGCGTCAGATACTTGACAGTTTTAGGGATGAGTTTTTCTACGTATTGTCCGCGGCCATAATTGTTGGTGGGGCGAACAATGATCCAGGGCACACGATGTGTTCGCCCCCAGGCCATGATCAGCTGGTCAGCCGCGGCCTTGGTGGCACTGTAGGGATTGCTGGGACACAGTAGCTGTTGTTCAGTAAAGCTGCCGGTTTCGATATCGCCATAGACTTCGTCGGTGCTGAAGTGCAGCAACACCGGCATCTTGTACTGTCCCTTGCTTTCAATGAGTTTGAGCAGATGATGCACACCGTTGATATTGCTGTGCACGAACACGTCACTGCTAGCAATGCTGTTGTCTACATGAGTTTCGGCCGCACAGTTGATGACGTAGTCGCAGTCCACGAGCCGTTCCAGCTTGTTGATGTCCACGAGTTCAAACTGAAACCGGTCTCTGTACTGTTCTAGTTCGTCCAGCAGATTGAAGTTGGCAGCATAGGTGCAGCTGTCCACCCCTCGCACATACCAGCCAGCCTCCAGACAACGCTTGGCCACATGGAACCCAATGAAGCCCAGACACCCAGTAACATAGACAATACGTTTCACTGATACTCCTCCATGCCTGCTAACAGGCCCCGTAGATGAAGATTAAGTCCGGCCAGGCGCAGTCCGCTGCCGGTATAGTCCGGTGCACGCACTGGCTCTACACTGATGCGAGTCTTGATGCCGTGAACGCGAGTAAAGATTTCGGCCAGATCACTGAGCAAAAACTTGTTGGCATACACAGCATTGACGTCCTGATAGCGCGGACTTTCGGTACAACAAAAGTATTCAATGACTCGACTCAGATCCTGCATGTCCATGTAGTCAAAGAAACAATCTCGCAGCACTAGCTCGGGCTGGCCATTGCGTAGCCTCCGAAACAGTTTATAGCCGGGCTCGCTGCCATGTAATATGCCCCAGAGTCGAACTGTATAGAAGTTGGGCATGGTGCTGCAGATGCGGCTAATGGTGTTACGACTCAGACCGTATCCATCCAGAGGCCGCCGATGCCAGATTGCAGTTTCAGCTGGCTCCAGGGCAGTCCGGGTTCGGTCGAATTCAGCGCCACTGCCCAGATTGATGTAGCGACCAAATTCGTGGTGTGCTGCCAGCACATTGGTAAACAGGTTCAGATTGTGGCTGGCTATGTCGGGACGTGGCGCCAACTCGTATTCGGGGTGCTTGGCCGCGCCAATGACGACATCGAACTTTTCGCGCCGTAGATACTGCTGAGTGGCGCCGGCATCCAATAGGTCAACCTGCTGTCTGGTAACAGCCACAGTCTCGCCCAGAATACGCAGACTCTGCACCAAATAGCTGCCAATATAGCCATTGCCGCCCAAGACGCCGATCTTCATCGCCCGTAGTCCGGTAATTCCACCAGTATGCTGCTGCCTTGGCGTTGCATGGCGGCCTGATAGGCCGGCAGTATGCTTTCTGGTGTGGTTAGTTCCACTACCTCAATGGTGCGGCACATGCTGCGAAATGCCTCGCTGAAGTTGCCCTTGTGCTGGTCCTGCGGGTCCACGGGTCGTTCCGAGCCCACGGCCACGCGAATAATCACTCGGGGGCAATAACCACCGTCACTCATGAGCGGAAGTTTGTCTAGATGGTTCACGACCTGGTCCGCGGCTACCAGGAGAAAGTTCCAGCGTGGTACGGTACAGATCGGAGTCAGACCCTGCAGCGCCAGACCCGTGCAGTACCCGACCTGGAAGTTCTCGGCCACGGGAAACTCCTGCTTGAGATGCGTTGGTACCTCGGTCAGACTGTCGTACAGTCCAGTACCGGCATACTCCACGGCCTGACCAATGAACCGGATTCGTGGCTGCGTAGCCACCCAGTTCATGGTCTGCTTGAGTTCATGATTGTAGCGTTGGTTTTCTGTCAAAATTGCACCCTCACTCCAGCACCGGCATGCGGATACTTATCATTGCTGTATTCATAGTAGAGCATCTTGGGAGCGGTCCAGTATCGCACACCCTGGCCCTTGTCCTGCAGCGTGGCGCCACGGAGATACCAGGGTTCGGTGCGAGCCCAGATTTCGTCCGTGGGCGTAAGCACACTCAGATGATTGTTCTCCACGATGAAGGTGATGCGAAGATCATGATTCACAGCATATTTGTAGGCTTCGTGAAAAGCTCCGGTTTCCGCACTCATGTCACCCAGGAAACACCAGACGTGCGATCCCAGCTCAGCGGCTGCAGCCAGTCCCGTGGCAATGCTGGGAATTCCGCCCACGATGCTGCTGCATACAATGCGATACTCGGGCAGGTTCATGACCATGCTCTTGCCTGCGCGAATTCGCTCCTCCAGAACCTCGGGTGGTACTCCCTTGAGCAGGCACTGATAGTGATTGCGCCAGGTACAGCAAACCCAGTCTCGTTGACGATCCACGCTCTGAAATATATGCTGCATCATGGCTTCGTTGCCATGATACAGATGTATGGGCGCTCGGATCTCGGCCCGATTAAATGCGTCGCCAATGCGGGTTTCAAAGTCCCGTAGTTGTTGAGTATTCATCACAGGTTGGCCGTGTAGGTTTGCATGAATTCCTGCACTAGCGTTTGCATGAATTCCTGCACTAGCTCGCCAATGTAGTCCAGTTGCGGATCTGTGATGACCGGGCTGGTGCCCAGGAAGAAGGTGTGCGTAGTGACGTGTGATGCCACGGGGAAGCGTTCCCGAGCGTTCTCGGCCCAGGGTAGATGGTCATAGGCCGGCTGCAGCATGATGTTGCCTGCGAAATAGGGCCGAGTCTGTACACCGTGACTTTCCAACCAATCCACGATGTCGCTGCGCTTAAAGGGCGTGCCAGTACGAAGCGTCAGGGCAAAGGCAAACCAATCGGGGTCGCTGTTGGGCTGTCGCACCGGTAGCTGGAAGAATTGCTCATAGGGTTTGAAGATCTGATAGAGCCGACTAAAGTTGTGCCGCCGGCGACGACCAATCTCCTCGAGTTTGTCCAGCTGTTGCAGGCCCATGCTGGCCTGCAGTTCCATGGGCTTGAGGTTGTAGCCAATCTCATCGTACACGTACTTGTGGTCAAAGATTTCGTTGGGCATGCTGGGAATCCAGTTACTGAATCTTCGCTTGCAGGTACCACACTTGAGTTTGTTGGCTTCGGGACCAACACAGTAGCAGCCTCGGCCCCATTCACGGAAACTGCGAACAATGTCTTCAGTGACCTTGTCATTGCAGGCCACGAAGCCGCCCTCGCCCATGGTCATGTGATGCGCCGGATAGAAACTGCAGCTTGCCATGACACCAAAACTGCCCAGGGGCTGGCCAGCATAGGTGGATCCCAGGGCATCGCAACAGTCTTCCAGTAGGATAAGATTGTGGCGGTTCACCAGCTCCATGAGTCGTTCCATGTTGGGTGGATTGCCTAGCACGTGCGCAAAGGTAATGACTCTGATGTTAGGGTCTGCAGCCAGCGCCGCCTCGACCTGGTCCAGATCCAGGTTCAGAGTCTCGGGTTCAATGTCTACAAATACAGGTTCGAACCCAACCTGCAGCAGAGGATTTACCGTGGTGGGGAATCCAGCCACGGGAGTCAGCACGCGGGTACCAGCTGGTAGATTGTGGCCTCGTTTGCTGCGAAGTGCGTTCATCATCAACAGGTTGGCACTGCTGCCGCTGTTGGTGAGTACGCCGTGCCGCTTGCCCAGCAGGGCCGGAAACTTTTGTTCGAACCGAAGACAGTCCTTGCCCATGACCAACCAGCCTTTGAGCAGGGTCTCGGCTGCGGCCACGATTTCAGCATCATCAAAATACGGGCCAGCATAGTGTATGGTATCGCCGGGCTGCCAATGTCGTTGCTGTTGCTGCTCCCGAACGTATTCGCCGACATGCTCTAGTAATTGCTTCAATTCCATGCTGACTCCGATTAGTAAATGATGTGTGGGCGATACTCTTTGATTAGGTCTAGTCGTTCCCTGGGCTGTGTACCGGGCCAGTGCACCAGCCAATCGCCGGACTCCCATTGGCCTCGATAGCCATGTACATCGACGTTGTCCGTGTAGTTCCAGGGCGGGACTCGATACATGCGATATTCGTAGCTGTTCATGAAATGCTGGGGCTGCAGATCAATAATATCTTCGTAGCGGTCAAAACTGTCCAGCATGTACTGCTGTTCCTTGAACTGGTGTTGAGCATACTTGGGCATGTTGTCCATGATGTCCTGTAACCAGGCTCGACTCTGTTCACTGTTGCGCACCAGCATGCTGTCACAATTGATAGCAAAGTTGAAGTCGCCGCTCATGATGATGTGCGCGTCAGGGTCAGCCTGCGCAATCTTGTCCTCGACTCGAGTCTGAAAGTTCATGATCAAACTATCGCTACCGGTCCACCAGGTCCAGCTAATTTCGGGATTGGCCTCGAACAGATCCAGCATGAACTGGATCTTTTCAAACCCAGGCTCAAATCCATAGAAGTCATCGGTCTTGGCCCAGGTAGCATAACCATGCTGTTCGGCATACTGCACCTTGTTGTTGTCCCAGGTTTCCTGCGCCAGCTCTTGATACCGCTCGTTGTGCATTGAGGTCAAAACAATCATGCTATGGCTTCCTTGAGTTCATCGATTTTATTCAACACCTGCTCACCAAAACGTTCCCAGATTGCAGTATCTGCGACGTCGTTGTAGTCGTATTCATGAAACACGCTGTCAGGTATCTGTGCGCCGGGCGCGTCGGGAGCACGATCCGCGGTGCTGCCACGAGCCTGTTTGACGGTCTTGAAATACTCCCAGCTCTTGCACTGATAGTGATTGATGCGCATGGGCGCATGCACTGGCTCTACGCTGGCGTTGTGACCGCAGTGCGGAGCAATCAGTCGTCCCTGCAGATCAAAGGTTCCAAACTCCGTGGTGAACACGTGCGGGTTAGTACCCCGAGCCCAGCCACCCTGACCACGACCTCGCACTATACTCTTCATGTGATGATTCGTGGAGATGCCCAGATCTCCACGTCTTGTATAGCTGGGCAGGACCAGCTCTGGATCCTGTACATGGCCAGAGCTCCCAAAAGCGCACCAATACACACCCAAAGCACTGAGTTTCTGATTGCGGTAAAGATCCAGGACTTCACGAATGTTGCCATGTTGTGTTGGAAAGTAGAACTCATCCATGTCAGCAAAAATCAACCAATCCACCGTAGGCAGCACCTCGGTCAAAGCATGCTGCAACATGGGGTAGTGTACATTGTAACCATCTCGATGATGAATGTCAATGGCCACTCCGGCCTGTTGTAGCCGCCGATAGATCTCAGCAGTGTCATCGGTGCTCATGTGGTTGTAGATTACGAACCTATCCACCCCCTGCACCAGATAGTAGGCCATCCACTCTAGTATATATTTGGCTTCATTGCGTTGCATGCTGGCAACGCAGACGTCATCACGATGCATTATCAACTCCTAGGTGGCCCAGACATCCTCCCAGCTACCGGTGAGCGCGCCCTTGGCGTAGTCGGTAACTCGGTTCTCAAAAAAGTTCCCGTGTACAGGGGCATTGATCATGGATTCTACCCAGGGCAGGGGATTCTTCTTGCGTTTGAAGATGCCCTTCATGCCCAGCGCAATGAGGCGACGGTCTGCGATGTAGCGAATGTATTCCTTGACCTGGTCCGCAGTCAGATCTCGCATCTCGTAGTCATTGAAGCTCAGCTCAATGAATCGATCCTCGAGCTCCACCATCTTTTCCGCGATGCTGTAGATCTTGCCCTTGAGCTCGTCGTTCCAGATTTCGGGATTTTCCTTGATGTAGGTACGGAACAGCTGAATCATGCTTTCGGTGTGCATGGTTTCGTCCACGATGCTCCAGGTCACAATCTGTCCCATGCCCTTCATCAGACCGTGCCGGGGAAAGTTCAGCAGCATGATGAACGAACTGAACAGCTGCATGCCCTCGGTGAACGCACTGAATACTGCGATGTGCTCGGCCGTGCTGGCCGCGGTGCCGTTGCGACTGCTTAGATCCTTGACGAACTCGTGCTTGTCCACCATCTCGGCATATTCCAGGAACTCGTTGTAGGTGCTCTCGGGCATGCCAATGGTTTCGATGAGATGACTGTAGGCTGCGATGTGCAGAGCTTCACGCGCCGCGAATCCGGCCAGCATCATGCGAATCTCGGGCTGGGGGAAGTAGGGCAGGTAGTTCTTGACGTAGCCGCCTGCCACGTCGATGTCGCCCTGCGTGAAGAAGCGAAAGATGTTGGTGAGAAAACGTCGCTCTGGATCTGTGAGGCGCTTCTTCCAGTCCTTGACATCCTCGGCCATGGGCACTTCGGTGTGCAGCCAGTGCGCCTGCTCGTGTTTGAGCCAGCGTTCATAGGCCCAGGGGTAGCTAAAGGGCTTGAAATAGTCGCGTTCGTCCCGCAGAGTGAGTTTGGTTTTCTTGATCATGCCCGAGCCTCGATTAGGTTTTCTTTGAAGATGTTCCAGCAATTTTCCCAGGTCCAACGCATGCTATGTTGCCGAACCCGACTGCGATCCAGCGTCAGACACTGCTCCACACACTGCGCCAGATCTGAGCCCAGAACACCGGTCTCGGGCTCCACGACATCGCGTGGACCAGCTACATCATAGGCAGCTACAGGTGTGCCCTGACTCATGGCCTCGATCATGACGATACCAAAGGTATCAGAGCGACTGGGGAACACGAACACATCGGCCCGAGCGTAATGATCTGCCAGGTCCGAGCCATGCTGAAATCCCGTAAATCTGACGCCGGGGTATTTATGCTCTAGTCGTTGCCGTTCTGGCCCGTCGCCTACGACGGTGACTCGATATCGGTCCGAGAGTCGGCATACGTCGTCGACGTTCTTTTCTGGGCTAAGTCGACCCACGTAGAGCAGGCGCGGACGACGACGGTCTCGGCGCCAACGCCGGCTGGCTCGAAGGTGATCTCGATTCACACCCCGAGTCCAGCTGCGAATCTCACCCTGAAATCCATGATCCTGTAGCTCCTGCACCATGGTGGGAGTCGTGGTCAGCACTACACCGCTGTGACGATGAAACCAACGCAGATAGGCCCAGGACAGCCAACGCGGCACACGATAGATGGTGTGCAGTATATCAGCAAACTTGGTGTGATAACTGGTATTGTAGCGCCAGCGCTGGCGATCTAACCAGAACCTCGCAAAAAGTCCCAGAGGGCCTTCTGTTGCAATGTGTACATGGTCCGGAGATATTTCCAGTATCTTGGCACCAAGCTGCCGAGGCCAGCTGAGTTTGACTTCAGTATAACCAGGAGCATCAACATGAGGGAACTGCCGGGGATCAAGATATACAACACGGTACCCAGCGCCAGTAGCCAGCCTTTCCAGGTTTGTAAATGTTGTAACCACGCCATTGATTTGGTCCGGTAGGTTGTCAGTGATGATTAAAATGGTCTTCATGCTTGTTCAGTCCAGGTAACGATTTCCCAGCGCCCATCTTGGTGTTCTACCAGTGCGGTGCAGCTCTCTACCCAGTCGCCGTCGTTCATGTAGACTATGCCGTCCATGTCTTTGATTTCTGCACAGTGAATATGGCCGCAGATTACACCCTGGTAGCCCTTGCGACGACAGTAGTTGGCCAGATTGAGTTCAAACTGAAATACAAAGTCCACGGCCTTTTTGACTCGGTGCTTGAGGAATCGGCTCAGACTCCAGTAGCCAAAGCCCAGTCGATGACGCCACCAGTTGAAACGCGTGTTCAGGCACAGCACAAAATCATAGGCCCGGTCCCCGAGCATGCTCAGCCAGGGCGCCAGACGCGTGATGCCGTCAAACATGTCGCCATGCACCACCAGATAGCGACGCCCATCCACACCAACATGTTCGGCATGATTGGCGAGCTCGATGCGACCAAAATTCAGGTCATAGGGCAGCAGCAGACGCAGAAATTCATCGTGGTTACCGGCTATGTACACCACGCGGGTACCGCGCCGAGCAAAACTCAAAATCTTGCGTACTACATTGGTATGACTCTGTTGCCAGCGCCAACGGTTCTGTTGTATACGCCAGGCATCGATGATGTCGCCCACCAGATACAGCGTGTCGCAGGTGTTGTGCTTGAGGAACTCCAGCAGCTGCTCGGCCTTGCAGTCTCGGGTGCCCAGATGCACGTCGCTAATAAACATGGTTCGATAATGCATGTTAACTATTGTTCCCAAACTTCAGTGTTAGAAATTTCTTGGCGACTTCGCTACCACCCACCACGCTCATGTACACCAGCAGCATCTCCCAGTGTGTGGCATCGGCATGCTGTACAACAACATAGGTCGAGACAGCATAGGCGATGTTGGTCCACATCTTGCTGACGCTGAACTCACCCTGGGGATCGCGGAACAGGCTTTTCATATTGGGCCACGGGTACAGGCAAGGGTTTGTGAGTCATCATCCAACAACAACGACGACGGTTCTGTGCAGCGGTCTGAGGACGTGATTGCATCATGGGCACCAGCTTTTCTTGGCTTCACCATGATAAGGGCGTGCCAGCTGTTTGTCAATCAGCATTTTGCTCAGACGTTGACCATCCAGGATGACGTCGCCCAGCACGCGCCCACCAAACTTGTCCCAGTCTGCAAGCTCGATCTGCACGGTCTTGGCCGAGGCCACGGCCTTTTTAGTGAACTCTGTGGCCTGCAGCCCGCGCTGGGCTTCGACGTCGCAATGGGCTCGAGGTGCCTTTTCCGGAGTATCCACGCCCAATACGCGCAGAGCCAGCACGGGCTTGAGCGGGGCCGGCAGGAATGCTGCCTGAAATTCCACAGTGTCGCCATCTTTGACTCGAGTCACGGGATAGTCATAGACCTCGGCCTGAGCCAGGGTAGGCAGCAGCAACAGCAGGGGCAGTATTTTCTTCATGGTTACCTCGTCCAGTGTCGGTTGAAACGTTCGTAGTAGAACATGAGCTCATGTGTGTTGTTGTCGTAATACTCGGCAACATAGTCACTCTTTACGGCACTGTGAAGATTTTCGCACAGTGCCACGGTGGTGATCTGGTCGCGACGGAATCCCATGACGTCGGTCAGCACCTCCAGCATCCAGCGCCAGTTGCTGCCCCGTATGATGCCGGCTTCCACCAGCACCAGATGGTCATAGATCCTAAAGTCCTGAATCTGCAGTTCCATGCGGCGCCGACAATCCTCGGGATCTTCGTCGGGATAGGCTACATGCACTGGAATCAGGCTAAGCATGTCGCCGTCCCGACTCCAGGCATGAGCCAGATGCATGGCTACGGTGGCACTGTAGTCTGGGCTGGCCATGACCACGGCCGTGGTATTGGGATGAAAGTTTCTGTCATCCACGATGGTGAGCAGCCGCTGAATCAACTCCAGCTCATGCTCTCGTGTAATAAAGTGCAGGGGCCGCTTCATCCTTCGCAGGCCAAACATTCGTTGCCCTCGACCAGAGCCCGCAGATCGATCTCGGCTATGACTTCGCGTTCAATGCGCTTGCTGACCTTGTCGGCCTTGGCAATCTTGTCGCTGCGACAGTAGTACATGGTCTTGAGCCCGGTCTTCCAGGCCATGAAGTGCACGGCATGTATGTACTTGATGTTGCTGTCAGGCCGGAAGAACACGTTCAGACTCTGGGCCTGGTCTACAAACTCCTGTCGGTCAGCGGCATGCTGTATGACCCAGCGCTGGTCGATTTCCATGCTGGTCTTGAACACGTCGCGGGTCCAATCGTCCAGAAACTCCAGGTGTTGAACACTTCCATCGTTGGCGATGATACTGCTCCAGATTTCGTTATAGTCCAGCTTAGCGTCATGATTACAGTGCTCCTTGATGATGCGGTCCAGGTAGCGATTCTTGTTTAGGAACGATCCCGAAAGTGTGTCCTGGCGATATGCATTGGCGCGGAAAGGCTCAATACTAGGACTAGTATTGCCCATGAGAATACTGCTACTGGCATTAGGAGCAATAGCCATGAGATGACTAAAACGGCGCCCAGTACCCTGAGCGTCAGGAGCTTCGCCACGTGTAGCACCCAGCGCCAGGTTAGCGGCCTCCAGTCCGCTTCGGATGTGACTGAATATCCTGCGGTTAAGCCCCACGGCCTGTGCACTCTCCCAGGGAATGTTTTTCTGCTGAAGTAGAGCGTGCCATCCCAGAGCGCCAACACCAATGCTACGCTCGCGCTCAGCACTGTAGCGAGCACGAGCAATATGGTCTGTGGCATGGTCAATAAAATACTGCAGAACATTGTCCAGCATTTCTGCAACGTCTCGGAGAAACTCCGGATGGTCTTTCCAATCATCGTAATACTCCAGGTTCAGGCTGCTCAGACAGCAGACCGCGGTTCGCTCTTCGTTGGTGGGCAGTATGATTTCGCTGCAAAGATTGCTCTGATGTACTCGCAGTCCACGCTCACGCAGCCAGCTGGGCAGATGACGATTGCTGGTGTCGATGAAGTGCAGATAGGGCTCGCCGGTCTGCATGCGTAGCTCCAGAATGCGCTGCCAGAGTTCTCGAGCGCTCACGGTTTCTCGCACCACGCCGCTGTGCGGGTCGGTGAGATTCCAGCCATCGTCGGCCTCGGCATCCACCATGCAGCGTTCAATGATCCCCATGAACTCGTCTGTAATGTTCACACCGTGATGCAGATTCAGGCAGCGCATGTTCTGGTCGCCCGTGGGTTTACGCATCTCCAGGAACTGAACAATGTCGGGATGGCTTACATCTAGGTACGCGGCGTAGCTTCCCCGTCGTGTTCGGCCTTGCCGATACGCCAAAGAGCTTGCATCATAGATCTTGAGGTGAGGCATAACTCCTGTGCTTTTATCATCAGCACTGCGTATGCCAAAGCCGATGCCAACACCGCCTCCGAGCATGCTAAGCCAGTTGGTCTCAGACAGGTTGTCCACCAGTCCTTCGGCTGTGTCTTCGATGTAGTTGAGGAAGCAGCTAATGGGCAGTCCTCGTTTGCTTCGCCCGAAACTAAGTATGGGTGTGGCATAGCTCAACCAATGTTTGCTGGAATAGTCATAGAGCCGCTGCGCGTGCTCGGGATTGCTGGCAAAGGTCTGGCTTACAAAAGCAAACCGATGTTGTGGGCTGGTTTCTTCTTCGCGCATGTAGCTTTCACGCATGCGCGTCAGACCCAGCTCATCAAAAAGTACATCTCGACTCAGGTCAATGTCGATACCCAAATACTGCATGGTGCCCTCACGGATTCAGTTTATGTTGTTCTCGTACCCAATCCTGCAGGGCTCTTAGTTGTTCTCGGACTTCGTAGAAGGTTCCGTAGTTGGTGACGGTGGTGTCGAGGAGTCTGCTGAGCGTAATGTTGCTGGCGGCTCCCGCATGAGCAAGTCGGGCGGCATCGGGAACTTGGTTCGCTGCGGCAGCGTCGTGGAGCAGGACAGCAGCAGCAGTAATGGTGCAAGCAGCATCAGCCTCGGGTGTAATATACACGGGAATTTCTCGAATGACAGCATCGCTGTTCTCCTTGACTACGCGGGTACGGTCTATGTATCGGGTCACAACCTTGGCGGTGATCTCGGCGCTGGCTGCTTGTAGCCGAGCAATCTCGGCCTGCTGTTCAGCGACTCGGATGGCCCAGCTGCGTTCGTTGTACTGGGCGCCCACCAGGGCCGCGGATATCACCAACACCAGTATGGCCAGAGCCTGTGCCGGAACTCGAATCTGGGCAGGAATCAACCAGGTGGCTATCGCTCCCACCACCAGTATGGCCAGGGCCAGAGCCAACACCACTGCGGCCACCCAGTCCGGAATAAAATTGATGATCAACTCCATGATGCCCTGTCACTGTTGTTCAATACAGTCTCCAAATCCGGCGGTGAATAGCTCTCTGGCTTGAGGACTTTGCCATCCTCGCGCTTCAGAACCTGTCCGTTGCTGCTGATCTTGCTAAGATTACTGCGAGCTACTTCATCCCAGATGGCCTGCTGGGGCAGAGCCAGCGTGTGTTCCAGCCCTTCAATGACCCAGCGAAGGTCAGCCAGAGCGTCGGCAACGCCCACCAGATCGCGGTTGTCATAGGCTGCCTCCAGTTCCAAAAATTCTTCACGCACCAGGTTCATGTACAGCTCGACCTGGTCATCGTTGAGAATCTGGGTCTGTCCTGCAGCCTCCATGAAGCGCCAGACGTCGTCGCGGGTGTTCATACTATACTCCTATTTATGGTGTTCATTCACGGTCCTGTGCCAATCTGGGAAAGATTTTTGCAATCTCCAGCGCACAGGCCTCGGCCAGTTGTCGATGTTCGCGTTGCGTGCCGGCATCGAGACGAACCTCTAGATAGTGAATCCAGCTACGCAAGGTACCATTGACGTATAGCCGGCTCGTGGTCAGACCCTCGGGCAGCACGGCTCGAGCCACCTCCTTGGCGATGCCGTTTTTAATGGCCCAGCTGTATACATCGTCGCAGTAGGCTGCCAGTTCCCGTTGACGCTTTTCCCACTGATGTGCCAGGTAGCGTTGTTCGATGTCGTCGGGATTGATGTCCAGACTGTTCTGCCGATTGCGAGTATCCTGTAGTCGGCATTCCCGAATGCGGTAGTCGACGTTGCTACCAGCATCGTTCACCGTAGCGTAGCGCTGGCTAAACTCCTGAAAGCTGAAGCTGCGATGCCGCAGCAGCTGACGAGCAATGTCGCGCGTGGTGATGACCTCCAGACAGACATTGACCATTTCGAACGGACTCCAGTGTCGATGCGCGATCAGATAGTCCATGAGCCGAGCACTGGTTTCGGTGTTGAGCTGGTTGTCGGGGTTGCTGACTCGGGCGCAGTAGGCCACGATTTCCTGCAGGTTGTTGATTTCCTCGGCGTTGACCCAGCCCGGAGCCGGCTGTGTAAAGCTGATCAGATTCACGGTTGCCATCTAGACTTTTCTCCAGAGATTAAATTTCAGACGCGCTGCCGCGCCCGTATAACTATTACCATCGATGATGCCCGTCAGCAATGCCGGCGCTGTGCCGTTGCTGACCAGATCATTGATGTCCTTGGTCATGATCCAGCTGGGCCAGATCATGACGCGATGCCCAGCATCGATCACACGTTCATAGACCTTACATACTTCACTGTTGCGCGGCTGATTATCTATCACCACGGTGCACTGACTCAGATCCAGCCCCAGGGTATCCAGCTTGTTAAAGCCCGTGCCACCCACGGCCAGAGCATTGGGCAGAAACAGACTGTCCAAGGGACCTTCGACAATATAGCCCGGGCGCGTTTCGCGGAACACATCCAGCCCAAACACCAGGGGTGCATCTTCGTTGATGCGCACCGTCAAGTAGCGGAGTGCCTCGCCACGCAGACCCCGAGCACTCAGGCCCACGAGCCGTCCACTGCGGTCTCGAAACGGTATGACCAGGCGGGGTTCACGTCCGGGTATGGTGCCCTGATAGCGAGCGTTCAGTCCCTCGAGCAGGTTCGCAGACTCTACCAGGTATAGCTGGTCAAGTGCAGACTCTGGTAACTGACGCTGCTGGCAGAATCTGCGCACCTCGCTGTCGGGGTCGCAGTCGCTGACTCGAGTGAGCAGAGCATCCAGCAGATTGCGTTCGGGCCGGGGCTCGAACACTGGTGGAGCAAACTCAAACTCGGGCTGGGCGTGGGGTCGGCGATTTTCGCCGTTACTGTAGCGTTCCAGGGCATACTCTCGATACAGGCCTGGATCAAAGGTTTTCAGAAAGGTGCCAAAGTGCTGACTGACATCGCAGTTATGACACTTGAAGAATAGATCGTTGCTGTGACGATAGAAGTAGCCACGAGCTCGATTGCGCTTGCGCTGGCTATCGCCGCATACTGGACAGCGACAATTGTAGAGATACTCACCTTTGCGTTTGAATAGGGGCAGGCGAGTTCCGATCTGGTTCAGATACTTAACGTCTATGTACAGGCTCATGTGTGCATGATAAAGGAGGTCGTCTCAAGAGTCAATGGTTATTTGAGTACACTCCAGGTTTCAGAGCCGTCTTCATTGACCATGATCTGGCTGACGGGGGTGCCGTGTGTATACTGCAGATACTGTTCCCAGGTAACACCAGCGGTCTGAGCCAGGGTTTCTGCAGTTGTCTGAGCTAGTTCTATGGTAGACACAAAAATATAGCTGCCTGCCCAAGGATCAAAAACGGCATACCGTATCATGACACAGAACCGTAGACTGTACCGTTTACCAAAAACGTGGCAGTATAGCCATTGAGTGTTATGGCTTTACCTCCCGTGCTGCTGCCGCCACCAGCACCCCCAGATGCAGTTGGCCAGGCCCCATTACCCCCGCTTTGATTGGTCAATCCCCCTAGGCCATAAACATACGCGAGCACTCCGGAGATAGGGCCAATGCTGAATGCGGCGCCGGGCTTTGCCCCCCAGCCCCCACCGCCACCGCCGCCGATGCGATTGGTGAGGTTCGGCCCTGCAGACCTGATCGTACCGCCACCTCGGCCCCCTGCCTCGTGGATGGAACTGCCAGGCAATATTCTACCTCCACCCATTGCTGCACCCGTACCACTGGATGATGTTGCAGTATTGCCAACAGTTCCACCCGCGGAACCAGGAGATGTAACATTACCGGTCACGGTCCAGCCTGAGCCACCAGTTCCGCCGCCGGCGCCCCCGCCCCCACCAGCAGCATCAGGCGTGAGACTAAGCCCGTCACCACCGCCGCCACCACCGGCAATATAACTGTTGTTGGTGATGCTAACATTGTAGTTAAGGGTCATGGCTGGGCCGCCATTCGTTCCATACTTAGTGCCCTGACTTGCACCTGTCATGTTAGCACCATCTCCGCCCCGGCCCATGATGAACCCATTGTTGATGATGCTGACGGTGCTGCCCGTAGGAAACGGGCCACCGGTGGCGAACGCAGCAGTTGAGGTTGTATCACTCCAGACATAGACGTTGGTGTCTACAGTGACGGTGGCAATCAGGGGCGCGATGCCGTTCCAACCCGCAGCCGTGGCGTCAGTGGCCAGATTGTAGTTTTGGGTGTTGCTGGCTATGGTTTTGATGAAGGTGAAGTTACGACCCAACCCCCGGCCAGTTAGTATTTTGTTGGAGATTTGGTTAAGCCTGGGCATGGTTACCCCTGCGAGGTTGCGGCACCCAGCACACTCCAGCTGCTGCTGACGCGCACCAGGCTAAAGGTAAAGGCGTCAGTTTTGCTGGTGCCCGGGGTAGGGGCTGTACCGCCCTGCCAGAGTATGGTCTGCGTAGCGCCAGCAATCTGCAGCGACGTAACAGCACGCGGTGTAGCGCCCTGATTGAGTATCACCGTCAATGAAACCACTCGATTGTCCGTGGTGGGAACATTGGTGAAGTTTACGGTCACGGTGGTGGTGTTGCCGGTCAGATACCAGATGGCAGCGTCAGCAATGTTGAGATTGAGCGTGCTGGTGGTGTTGTTGGCAACGCTACTGACGTATTCCGAGGTGCGACCGAACGCTGGCAGCCCCACATTGAAGTCCGGATTGGGTGCCAGGCCCATGATACTGCCGGCGATTGCTATGCTGGTGTTGTCGGGTCGAACCAGGCCGGCAGCACTGCTCGTGGCCAACGGAACCGACACAATGCCGCCCGTGGGAGTAACTGTGATGCTGGTGTTGTCGGGTCGAACTGCACCCAGAGCACTGCTCGTGGCCGGCGTAAAGGTACCGCCCGGAACCACGCTCAAGAACCCGCCGAGGACTACAATGCTGGTGCCGTCTACAGGCAGACCCTGGTTCTGCAGGGTTCGGTTCTTGATGTTCTGTATGCTCATTACACTTCGCTACCAAACAGGCTGAAACTTACACTGCTGGTGGTGCTATAGACATCTACCACGTCCGTGGCATTGAGGCTGATGCCAATGGTGAGAAATAAACTGTCACGCGTAGCCAGGGTTAGGTCGTAGACTATGTAGTGCTTGGCATCAATCGCGGCTCCACTGGGCCGTACTGCCACGCGTAGTACTGCGGCTACACTGCTATGCTGATTACAGGCCGATAATGTACTGCAGAAAGCCTGAGTGCTGGCGGGCACAGTATACAATGCGGTTAGGTTACTGCTGTTGTGCAGCAGCTGTCCCAGAACCTTGTAGCTTGACATATTAGGCCTTTATGAAGTCCAAGACGAAGTTTAGCACAAACCCACCCACCAGACCCGCACCCACCAACATGTAGCGCCAGCGTTCCAGAGCCTGTACCCGGTCGTCTAGGTTACGCTGACGCTCGTTGTGATAGTGCTGGTCGGCCTTGATCTCGGCCTTGAGCTCGTCCAGGCCCGCCATGATGCGCTGTTCGGTCTTGGCTATGTTGTCGCCAATCTCTCGGGTCACTGTGGTGATGCGGCTATGCAGTTCTTTGTTTTCAGCGTTCATTTCCTGTCGCCGTTGTTCCACCAGGGCAAAAAGATCGTCCTGTTTGCGCTGCTGCTGTTCTAGTTTTTCGTCGTGCACTGCCAGTATGCGATTGATACCGGCATTGATGTCCGTGAGTCGTTCCAGATTGCGATCCAGCTTTTCCAGCAGTTCCGAGGTCTGGTTGAACTCACTTTCCAGTATGGCAATCTGACTTTCAACGTTCATGGCTGTTGGTTTTCTTGTTGTCATGATGGTGTCGTCCGCGTTGACCTGTTATTTATCTACTTGACTCTCTATTCAGATAGGTTGTTCTAGTAAACTTCTCGCCATTGTATACCCACACCCACCGTGGCAGTGTTTGAACCCATGTTTTTAATCAATACTACATAGGCTTCGCGTTCCTGCAGTTGTTGTATTTCCGTGGCCCAGTGCCTGGCTCAGTGTGATCAGCGACTGAAGTTCATGTAGACGCTGCATTGCCAACCTTGATGCGTTTGCGTCGCCGTACTGGACCGAACACAATGTCGGCGCCGGCCAGATTGGCGTTGGGCGCGGGCGTGGCCTGGCCGCTGAAACCACCGCCCACAACATTGGCGATTTCTTCGTTGAATTCTGCAAAGGTTAGTCTGCGACCTTCCAGAAACTCCTGAGCTTCGGTCAGGGAACGAGCGTCGGGTACCATGTTTATGAATTCGCGCTCTAGCTCTATGGGCTCTACGCCGCGATTGACATGCTCTCGAATCAAGAGCAGGGCACTGGCCAGACTCACGAGCCGCTTGTTGTCCACGGGCACCTTTTCAATGATGCGCTTTAGCCGAAACACCAGACGGTCCAGCAGGGTATAGGCCTCGCGCTCGGCATCGGTTTTTAGATCGCGTTCCTTTTTCAGCACTCGGCCCCGGTCGTCAATGATGCCCAGCCGATAGGCCTCGGTCTCGTTGAAGGGCGTGACCAGCTTTTTAAGGATGCGATAGGTGATGATGGTGTCAACGAAGCGAGTCATAGTTGGCGCAGTAAACCTATGATGTTGGTGTCCAGAGCAATATCGCTCTCGTTGATGCGTCGTCCCCGAATCTGCAGTTGCTTGGGCATGAGATTCAGAAACACCAGAAACGTCTTCAGCGCTGACCAGAACCGTTCGTTGATCTTGAAGAACAACATGTGACTCGCAGCCTCGGCACCAAACACATTGTACAACACCACGATGTGGTTAATCACCAACCGCTCTTTGATCTCGCCCGAGGTCTGATACCGCCCCAGCAGACGTTTGACATAGCGCAGTCGTTTCAGATCATCATTGAACTCTCGCAGCCCTGCACAGCTGGGGTTGTCGTAGTTCTTGATGGCATACATGATGAAATTTTCGTTGGTCAATTCAAAGGTCATGGTTTATCGGCGAAACAGCATGGCCCTCCAGCGAACTGCAATGGTGCTAGTAGTGATGCTGGTGTTGCCGCTACGAGTAAATCGCATCACTACGTTGTTGCCCGAGGTTGCGGGCGCAGTGGGCGTAAACTCCGCGCCGGCATAGTGATTGGTCATGCTCTCTACAGTGCCACTGCTGGTGCCATTGTTACGCCAAAACATTTCAATGCTACCATAGCTATGGTAGTTACTGCTGAACATGTCATAGGCCTGGAACTGCAGGTCACAGTAGTCATAGATGGTTCGGTCAAAACTGAACCAGACGTCGGTGGGTGTACCCTGTGAGGTAGCCACAGTGGTGCGCCCCACGACAACGGTGCTAAGGCTACTCTGCGTCATGGGAGCATTGAAACTGTTGAGCAGGCTGCTCACAGTCATGCGTTTACTGACGCCGTTCTGCACCACGTACACCAGGTCTGCTGGACCCAGTGTCGTGGCTGCAGTTAGTTCGCTAAGTTTCTGGTCGGCCATGATCTAGCGTTCCAGCTTAGGCTGTGGTCACAGCGTTGCTGGTACCACCCACCACCAGAGCCGCGGACTTGACATCGCCACTGGCAATGGTGAGATCGCTGGTCACCGTGGTGCTGTTCAGATCGTTGATGCCCATGGTGATGGTCTGTGCAGCGATGCTCAGGAACACACCCGTGGTGCTGGGTACCAGGAAGTTGAAGTCAACATAGTTGGTGCCCGTGGCGCCAGTGCGGGTAGCCGTGATCGTGGTGCTGGTGCCGCTGCGCGTAACCAGCAGGGTGCCCGTGGTACGAGCCGTGACCTTTTCGTTCCACACAACCCGAACCGTGCCCGTGGTGCCGGTGCCGTAGCTGGCGCTGCGGAAGTAGACTTCGGTGATGGTGGCGCCGCCCAGTTTGACCGTGCTGGTAACAGTGCCGCCGCTGAGATCCCGAATTGCAACCAGGACTTCTTCGATGCCGTCTGGTCGGGTAATGACCCAGCCTCGGCTATCGGCGAAGGTACGAGACTTTTCTTCGGCAGTCAGGTTCTTCGGCTTGCTTTCATCGTTGGTGTTTGCGCCCCAGAGTGGCATTTTGTTCTCCTTGTAGGTACTGGCAGTACCGGTTATTTATCGTTATCGTCCTCGCCAGTGTCGGCCGCAAGCTTGCTCTTGGGAGCCGGGCTCATGGTTTCCAGACGCTGACTGTTGCCGTGGTAGATGTGGCGTGTACGCTTGCCGCTGGGTTGCGTAACAACAAAACTGTGATAGGTTTCACCGCCCTTGGTGGTGTGCACCACGTCGGTGACCTTGTTTCCGGCCTTAACGTGACCCCGAATGTTGCTCTCAACGTCGGAGCGCATCATGGCCTCCAGGAATACATCCTCGTTCTTGGCCTTGTAGCTGGCGTCCACGGCGTTGAAGAATGCCTTTTTCTTCTCGGCGGTTTCCAGCTCGCCCGGATGCGTGATGCCATACTTCTTCATCATGGCGCGGAAGTGGGCGTCATAGCTGTTGGTCTGAGCTTCGTCGATGGTGAAGGTACGGGTACGATATTCAATGGTTTCGTCCACGTTGTCGATCTGTTCAACTTCTTCTTCAACTCTTTTGTGACGTAAGTAATCCGGGGTCTTTGTGGACTGCCCTTGAGCCCTCAGTCTTATATTGGCCAATTTAATACCTTGTACAACTTTTTTACTCCTGTCATCATATTCGCCTGCACTCATATGCGGATCGAGCTTAAAATCGCGTTGTTGTTCGCGTCTCCCTGCCTTAAAATTGTGCATTGTATTAGGACTCAGTTCATCAAGTTGTTCGACTTCTTCATCGTATGCTTCACCGATGTGTTTGTCCACTAACTTACCATATCTCCTGAGTTTCTTTGCATGCATTTCCAATTCTTTTTTATCTGCATCAGTATGATTTTCAGGA